CAAGTACTCATCAGAAGAATCTACATCACCGTCATTGTCGATATCTTTATCTTTACGGTCTTTGAACTTTTTATCGTTCGCTTTGTCATCTACTGGATCGAGTTCTTTCTTCTCTTTCACTTCGTCGTGATAACCTTTATCGTCGCAGTGATTGCAACCTTCACCTTCGCACTTAGGGCATTCGGTCTTTTCTTCTTTCTTCATACGGTCTTTACCGCAACTTGCTTCGGAGACCATTTCCAAATATGCCTCCATGATTTTACTTTGTTCTGACATTTTAGTCTCCGTTGATTATAAGAATAATACTTTAATGATAGCACCTATGACTGCCGCTCCGACAACCCATGCTACTTTGTTAATAATTTGTACTGTATGAGCATTCTCATTTACTTTTTTCTCAATACAGTCAAGTTTCTCTGAGAATCGATTCATCCTCTCAAAGTTATTTTGATTCTGTGCTTCCATAGATAAAATCTTTTCTTCTGTACGCGCAAGAGTTATCATTGCGTCAGCAAGTTTGTCAATCTTTTCTTCTATGCGGTCAAGTCTTTTGTCGTCCATTATTGCTCCATGAAACGAAATTTATTATTTTTATTAGTACTATTTATACTAATTATCTACTTTGGCACCTGAACGCCACTGATAACAAGACCAATATCTTGCTTTCCATTTCGGTCCTGGATTCGCACAATTGTGTCTAGCACGAAAGTTCTTGCGCTTACCTGGGTCGTCACGTTTGATAGACATGTTTGGATCGCCGAAACGGACTATCACAACTTTACCTGATTCATTCTTCACATACACTTTGAACTTCTTATTAGGGTTCTCGGATGTACGAATAGGGTCATTCAACTTGACTTTCTTACCCTGATACTCTGACTCTGTAATAACTAAGTCTTCGTACAAGTCATTACATTCGCAATGCTCGTCTATTTTATTATATTCGTCGAATGACTTCATAGTATCCTCTTAAAGAAATTGTGTGCTTTATGTGAAAGCGTGTTATGTTTAGTTGGAGTTCCTCGATGAATAATTTCTTCTTGAACTCGTATCTTATCGTCTATGTATTTATCACTCAATGAATAGACTGAACAAATCTCTGCCCACATACCACTTGTAACTTTACTGTGATATTGGTTCTGAGAATACACTAAACAAGGTTTTCTATAACTTTGTGATATGAGATTACCCATACCCTCATAACCTATACAAAACTTTGCTGTACGTATTGTTTCAAAAACATATTCTATATCATCTCTATATGAGACGTATCTTATCTCGTGCCCTTGTTTTTCTAAACTGGCACATAATTCTTCCATTACACCTGCACCTACTGGATTCTTCCATATAGAAACAGGAGTTAAGTTGTTTCGTGTTGTCCATACTGCAATGTGATTACCTTTGACAGGTTCTACATCTGGTTTCAAGTATGGTTGACCCAACCATTGTGTTACTGCAAGTGTACGTGTCGGTAATAAAAATGGTATATGATTACCAAACGCATACTCAAAAAACTCACTATCTGTCATAGGTATTACAGTGTGTCGAACGTTCTTCAACTCTTCACTGTAATATGACAATACCTTTTCTATCTTGGGTATCTCTTCTTCTGCTGTAAATACTACATCTTTCTTTTTAGTACTGTTAATATGACCAGCAGTTGTTTTGTCGAGTATGGTGAATACTATTCTACATACCTTGTTGTATCGTTTTGCTAGTGTCTTAGCATAATACGCACAACGAATAATATCACCATAACCCATACCCGCATCGGTAAGAAACATCATTTCGTCTCTATTGTTAGGGTTCAGTTGAATTCCTAACTTACCTAATTGCACATTATCATAGTTTCTCAAATCAACAGATTCAAGACCATCACCAAATAAACTCATATTAACTAATGTACGAGTTTAGTTCGAATGTGTTTTTATTCGTCTCACGATTATACACTTGAATGTGTAATGCCTTTCTTTGTGGTTTACCACCTTTCGTCAACTTCAATGTATGACGAACTGTTTTACCTCGTCCAGGTTTGCCTTGACCAGTTGTGATTTCACGAAACACATCGTCTTCGTCAACTTCATAACCTTTCTTCTTTGCTTGTGCAAGTGCATGACTAATAGCACTTGAATAACTATCGAAGTAAGTATCTTTTGATTCTTTGACAGTCTTTAGTTTCTTACCAGTGATAGGATCAAGACCACGTTTCTTTCTACCTTTCTTTACACGTTCTTCAGCATCTTTATTTAAGTTACCTTTCTTATCAAAGAACTTCGATAGATGTGGAGGTAGTTTACCTTCGTCAAGGTCATCACCATCTTTATAAACATGATGGGCAGTAAACTTAGAACCACGATGTTTTTTATTGAGGTCATCTACCATTTTCTTTGCCTTAGCAACACCGTAAATCTCTACAGTTTTACCGCCCTTCTTCAAAGGTTTACCGTCTTTACGGATTTGGTAGGTAAGTTCTTTTGCTTCGTTAACAGACTCATTCTTAGTATATAACTTAGACTTGTTCTTAGCAACGAAATCACGCACTGCTTTCTGTGATGGTCTGTCGCCATATGCATAATACGCATCAGCATATACTTCGGCATGCTTCTTAGCAGTTGCCGCATCTTTGTATGACTGCTGTGCAGAGTAAATGCCTTTACCGTCTCTAGTACATGTTGGAGTGTAACCACCAAACTGTGACTTCTTGCCCGAACACTTTACACCCGCACGACCAGTAGTTGCTTCACGCAATTCTTTGAATGATTTCATTATGCTAGATCCTTATCGTGGTTTAAACCACCCTTCTTCTTTTTAACTATGAATGCGTTGACTCGTGCGTGACCCCATTGTTGCGGAGTAGTTCCAGGTCTATGACCAGACTTCCATGCGGCAACACCACGATTATAAACTTTCTTTAATGTTGCGACCGAGATACCTGACTTCTTTGCTTTAGCGGCAAGACCATCAGATCCCTCTTTAACGTCAAGTTCATCATACACTGGATAACGTTTCTCGTCAAGATATTTTTTGAAAGAAATCACTATTTTGTTTCCTTATTCTTTTGTCGTGCACGTGCTAGTCTTGCTCTGTCTAGAATACGGTCATGACGTTTCTTATCGTTTTCTACTTCACGTTCAATATCGAGACGTGCTTGTTTAACTGGGTTAGTATCTTCTTTCATACCAGACATTACATCAGCAAGTGCTCTTGAGTTGATACCAGATACATTGAATTTGCGAATAACTTCTGCGGCATAGTATTCGTTGCCACGGTTCTTAGAATCTTTTGCTTTGAGTTCTAATGCTTTCTTTGCAACTTTTGTGTACTTACCTTTCTTTACTGTCTTAGATGCAAGACGACCAAGAAGTTGTGAGTTTGACATTTCATCTAACTCTTCTTCTTTGACACAATTAGGTACTTGATTACCATTACGACCTTTCTTCATGCCTACTTGCTTGTAACCTTTCCAGCAATCTTCATCGTACATATCTTTGAATTGCTTAGTATACTTTGAAGGTTTAGTCTTTGCAGTTGCATCACCAGGTGCTGGTTTGTATGCAGATTCATCATCGTCTGCTTTCTTAGCATTCTTCTTGAAGTGTGCATCACGTTTTGCTTTGGTAGACTTCTTCAACCCTTTATAATAGTTTGCAGGTTGTGTACCCTTTCTATCTTTGATATCTGAATCTTGTGGCGCTTTCTTCTCAACGATAGGTTCAATATCATCTAACCACTTACGTGATTTAGAACCATCTGCCATTTCGATGATAACATAGTTTGCACCAAGTACTGATACTTCTGCGCATAGATTAGATTCTTTAACAATAACTAAATCACCAACTGCGTATAAGTCACCGTTAACATATTGTTCACGTGCTTCAGATACAGTAGGTAATTCAATGTGAGTCTTGAACTGTTTCTCTTCTTTCAGTCCCATACCTTTACGCACATCATTGAATAACTTACGTGCGTCTTGATTAGACATAGAAGTAGGAACGCCTTGTGAGAATGCTACAAAGTCATTTGCAGTTGCATTTGCACGTTGCTTAGATGCAGACATACCTTCAACACCAGTAGCATCTGGATCACGTGCACCTGCTGAGATGATATTGATTGACTGGAAGTTATAGAAACCATGACGTGCTTTCTGTCCGTTGTACTTACCTAACAGTACTTCAAACTCACGAATACGGTCAGCACCAACAACCATGTTGATTTTAGTATAACCAGCGTCATAAAGTTTCACTGCAATATCAAATACACTCTTTACATCTTTATCCATGATGATATGACGTGCATGTTTTGGAAACATCTTACGTGCGTGTTTAACTTTATCGCTATATGATAATGGGTCTTTCTTGGCATTCTGAGTCTGTGAGACATACACTTTATAGTCAAACTTACCTGACTTCTTTGCAAGTGTGTCCATGACTTTGCCATGACCAATAGTAGGAGGGTTCATTCTACCAAAGGTAAAATAAACTTCTTTCTCTGATTCGATTAGATACGTCGAGAAGTTCTTAATCACTTAGAACCTCTCTTACGCTCTTGGTCTTTTTTACGAACTTGGGGAATTAACTTACGGGCCATCTTTTGAATCACATTCTTTTTCCTGTCTAATCTTTTCTCAATATCACGTCTACGTGCAAGTGATAGGTCAGACTTATCTATATCTTTAGTAAGTTTTTTAAGAATGGTATTACGTGCCTGTTTCTGTGCACGTTTTTTAAGAGTGTCCATGTTTGCGGTACGTTTTGCGGCACGTTTACGACCTAACGCAATCTTTGCTTTGTTGCGTTTGAACTGACGCGAACGCGCAAGGCGTTGTGTCATGTCGAGTGCTTCGTTTTCTTCGCGCACGAATTCTTTGAATTTGAGTGGTTTTGCCACTATTCTATCCTCTATGTTGTCCCATATGATTTACAATTATCAAAATGATATCTTTTCATACCATTAGAACCACCCGTTTTACCACAATGGCGACAGGTAATTTTTGATTTAGGCGTTTTCAATTTCAACAATGTTTCTTCAGAATGTTTATGTCCTTTACGACTTTCTGACATTCTTGCTCTTGTTTCAGCGGAACGTAATACACCTTTATTACTTTCCCTGATTTTATTTTTATGTTCTTCAGTGAAAGGTTTTCGGGATAAACCTGTTTTACCTTCACTTATTCTTTGTCTCTCATAATCAGTTCTTTTTCTACCGACTTTAGAAAGACGAATTAGTTCTCTACTTTCTTCTGTATGTTTTTGTCCATACATAGGATGAAGAGTAGGGTCATCATATATTGGTTCGCATCTATTTTCTACTTCATCCCAGTCAATAGAAACGGTAGATTTCTCTACAAACTCGGGTCTATAATCAACATACTCCATTTCATTGATGTATGCGTATATTTCTTCTATAGACCAGTTATACATAGTAGTAGACATAGTAATTATCCTTTCTAATTGTTATGTTTAGAGGAGTAGGGATATTGGTAGTATCTCTACTCTTCGCTACTTCTATTTATACTATTTTCTACTTGAAGATTGCCATCCTTTCAAAATATCTGGTGAAAAGTTATTATAACTAAACTCCATTCTATCAACTAATTTGACTGCATCTCCACCTACTTTATCAATAGCAACAAACCCTTCTGCTCCAGTTACTTTATAACCTTTAGAGGTTTGAACAAACGTATCGATATTAGATAAACTATTCAATTTAGAAATAAGTTTTAGTTTCGCAAGTACTAGCATTTTTTGTAATTCAAACATCTTTTCTAACGATGAACGATTCTTACTTGAGAAAAATGCTAGTATTGCGTCACGCTTATCTACTTGGGTTTGCTTGCCTTTTTCGGTTTTGCGTTTGTCGATTTCTTTTTGGTAGCGGTCTTCGATCCAGCGGATGAGGTTTTTCGTGTGCGCTTTGGTGTCGGTGACGACTTCGCCTTTTCTGACGTAGGTGTTGTTGAACTGCTCGATGAGTCTTGCGAGTTCTTGGTTTCCTTCGAGGGTTCTGAGTGTAGACCCAGCAATTTGGTTAAAAAGTTTACCACTTTTTGAAAGATATTCATTTACTTTCTCCGTTTCTTGTTTAGACATAGTTGCAGGCACTGAACGTAACATTGCGTCCTGTGACCATACGTTAGATGATTTCTTGAACTTACTTACGTCTACACCGTAGGATGCTTTCATGTTCTCAAATGTATCACCATTATATGTAGTATGCCATACTATCCCTATTTTTGCTTTCTTTACTTCACTTGCTTGTGATTCGGGTATAGCATATACAATTGTGTTCGGGTGAAAAGTTACATACTTCTGACCGTCAATAGTTTTAGTTGATAAGTCGCCTGGACCAAATAAGAAGTCACCTTGAACTACACCTTTGATACCAAGTTCTGGTAGATACTTGAGTGCGTTCTTCAGTAAGTCAGTCAGACTACCTTTCGTGTCTTCTTCTATATCAGCATTCGTTTTATATATCTTGGGGTTCTTATTGAAGATACCTTTCTTTGCAACAAAGAACTTGCCATCACTTGGGTCTTGTCCTGCAAAGATAGCAGGTGCGCCATCCCACTTGACTGAGACTGAACCTTTACTTTTACCACCAAGCATATCACGTAGTTCACGTAGTGCAAAGATTGCTTCACGTGTACCTTTTACACCACCGTAGATAACTTTATCTTCGATATGTGTCATATGGGTGTTCTTTTGTTCTGATAAAAACTCTTTGAAGTCCATCTTCTTACCTATATTTAAAGTCACACATTAATCGTGTTGGATAACCATCACCACCTTGTGTGTCTCGTATGTTAATTTTAAATTGATATGTCTTTGTTTGAAACTCAATATCTATACGCTTACCAGTACCAGTCTTACCGCCATAGTATATCTTAGGAACGCCAGTGAGTGTTGCGGCATCTTTCATTGCTCTCTCACTCATCTCTTTTGACTTAATCGTACCTGCTAGTTTGTGTATGATATGATAGTTGTAACCAATACCAGATTCTAGAAACTCTTGCAGTTCTTTCTTATTAGGCAACTTAGCATTCTCTATCACGCCTTTCTTGAGTTCGCCATTAAATATCTGACAGAATAACTGATTGTTAATACCAAACAAATCAAGTAATGCTTTACCATCTTTGTTCTGCACTTCACCGTCTTCTATCTCTTTTCTCATTAATACTTTCTTGATACCAAGATTGAAGAACGTTGTCGTACCACCTAGTTTCAAACTAAGATAGATTTCTTTACCACCATCAAGTGTAAGTGTGATATCTGTTACTGATTTACCCACATCAGAACCACGACCTTTAGGATTCGATACGTGTATGCTAGGAGTGTATTTGATAGGGCGTGGCGTATTCTCACCACCAACAACATCTACTTTGAGTGTCTTTGACTTACGAATGCCATATGTCTTATCAAGGTCTTCGATTGCATCAAGCATTTTCTGGTCAGTGACTTTCTCGCCATCCCACCACTTGATTAGTGCATCTGCAAACTGAGGTTCAAATAAGTTACCACGATTGTTCGCACCACGATTACCAGATGAACCGTTACCGAACTTAATCTTGATATTCTTGAGACCTGCTTCACGATTGATTTTAGCAACAGTGGTGTCTTCTTGGAGTTGTCGAGTGACATTGATGTTGGTCTTCTTTGCGAAGTCAATGTTGATAGGTGCTTCTACTTTCTTAGATAATAGCGTATACAAAGAAACGATTTCCGAAATATTCTCATTCGGAAATCTGTTCTTTTCTAGTTCCGTTGTCAATTCAGATATTGACTTAGGGAAGAATGTATATGCCATTAATAGTCCTATTTTGTTTAGAAAACAATTATAACACTATTTATATGTTTATGCAAACTTATTTTTAGAACAATGTGACTGAAGTATTCTCTTCGTTGTACTGTTTAATCGTGTCAAGTAATGGACGAGTCCAGTTATCACGATGTTCAATGAACACTTGAGGTTCGTGTTGGTCTACCGAAATGATAGTCACAAGTTGTGTGATAGGCATACCAGTACGTTCTTCCCACATGATAGCATATGCCGCTTCTTGCATGAAGTAGTTGGTAATCCATTTTGTCTGTTTTGGTTTACGACTTGTTTTGTAATCAATTATTGACAACTTACCATCAAAGACACCGACGCAATCCACACGACCTGCAAGACCAAGATGAGTCGAGTATAGTGGTGCTTCTTGTGCGTGTACAAGAGTAAGACGTTCATCAAGTATTGGTTTCAAATCAAGAAACGATTGAATCAAATCTGGCGTATATGGTACAAGAGATATCTCACCATTATCAGGATCGATACGAGTAGTCTTGTTATAGTCGGGATCGTTGTTTACATACTTTTCACATATTTCGTGAACAGCAGTACCACGTGTAGATGCACGATAAGATATCTTGTCTGCTTCTGCATTACCTACTTTCTTACGCCACTTTGCGATACTGTCACGTGATAAGATAGATAGAACAGTAGTGATAGACGGTAGTTTACGTCCATCAGGAGTCGCATACATACGACCAGACTCGGTCGTCTCTGCATTCATTTCTTGTAGTACAATTGGTTCGTGTTTAAACATCTTCTTCTCCATTATATAAACTAGACCACTTCTTTAGTTTATCACGTTTGAGTGGCACTTGCAATGCGACTTTTGCAGGATCAATAATACCTTTGTCTGCAAGTAATTCGTACAGACACATGAAGTCACCAATCTCTTCTTCAAGACGTGCATAGTCTTTGTCTTCATTGAAACGTATGCACTTTGATGCCGCTTGTGCGACTTCACTTGCTTCTTCCATCAGAATAACAAGTGCTTCATTTAGTCTGTTCATTCAACTCTCTCTCAAGTCGCTCATAATTTTTAGTCTGAGATTCTGCACGTTGACCATGTTCATTCTCTACATAATACCAAGTAGTTTTGGTACCATTCGGACTTACTCGTACTTCTTCACTTCTTTTCATAATAAACTATCTCCAAGTATTTCTTCAGTTGTACATATAGAACTCCATAATAGTTCTACAACTTCGTACATATTATTACCGTATTCAGTCACATCAGGTAGATATGGTGTCCATGCAGTATAACATGATTCGCCATTCGATACTTCAATATCAACTTCTATTTCATAGTCATGAATGAATCTACGGAACTCGTCTTCATCAAACGCACCTGCTGGCATTAGTAACCACTCGTGGTTTTACTATTACCAAACCAACCTTTACCTTTCAATTGAAACCCATTTGTTTGACGAATAATCTTCTGTAGAGATTCTTTCTTCTCACACTCGGGACAGTCGGTCAGTCGGTCGTCACTCATGCTCTGACGAATATCAAATTCGTGTTCACACTCCTGACATTGATATGTGTAGGTAGGCATTACTCAAATACTCCTGTTATAATATATGTTACTACTATAACACATACTAACAGCATTGACAAGAAAAAGTTTACAATAAATTCATCAGCAAACGTTTTGAGTCTACTTTCTTTGATACAGGTTGCTTCGATTCTTGCACGTCTTTTTGGATATGTCACAACCGTCAGAATGGCGGATGCAACAATCGCAATCAATATTGCGTCTAACATTGTTATCATAATATTCTCCTAATAACTATAAACAACGAGTTCAATCTTGTCTTTACCGAACGACTCACTTATTATAAGAGGGTCTACTAAATTGAACTCTGCGTCCAATAACTCAAGACACATCGACTTTCTTTTATATAGGGGCGCATCAAATATCTCGGGATGTTCATCTCTATGAAAGAACGCTCGATAATGGGTGATTTCTTTTACACTATCTATTACCATCAATCGCGAACCTCAATCATGTTCTCAATACGATACTCAAGTTCCATGATTAACACTTCACGAATGTTTGGATGAATACGACCTTGTATATCAAGTACTGCCTGAATATGGTCATTACTCATTTCACTCACTGGAACACATCGTAATGGTTGGTCGCCATTCTTACCGTAAGTTCCCCAAGTAACCTTGTCACGTATTACCGCAAACTCGTCTTCATACAAGTATAGCGAATCATCGACTTCATCACCATTAGCACTTCGACGTTGATAACTAAGACCACCATCAACCATGTAAGTCTTGCCATTTGCGTCTACATACTCTTTAAAGTCATAATGTGAATAACTCTGAAGACGTGTGCCGTCTGGAGTAATCAATGCGTTTACTACTAATAACTCACTCATTTGTTAGTTCCTCATACTTTTCACAATACTCATCAAACATTGGCCAGCACACATCAGCACACCACTTATCAAACACAAAAGCGTCTGTATGATACATCATCAATGACATGATTGCGTCTGCTAGTGTCAGGTTATTAGCATAATCATCGGGATGAATAAACTTCACATCTGGATTAAGAATCAGTTCTAAGTTGTCGTTTAATAAGTCAACAAACAATGCGTCCATTGACTCACCTGATAGTTCTAATTTAACGTTTGGCATTATTCTTTCTCCCGAAATACTTTTAACGTTCGCAAATCGTCTTGTAACTGAAACGTGTGCTTGGCGTAAGATACAACTTCACGACCATCTTCAGTGATATACTCAAACCGATTGATATCACGGTCTACCTTTTTAATACATGTTGACTTCTCAAAGTGTTCTGACGTTTCAGCAACATCGTCCATATGGTAATCGCCAGGATAGTGCTTCAAGCAACGTCTAGCACGTTCCCATATTTCAGAACCTTGCGGAATCTCTTCATACTCGCCCCATAGAATATCTTTAAGAAACTTTCGTGTGTTTATCACCGCACGGTATCTTTCATCAGGCATTGTCATAATGGTTACCATCGTTACCGTTCTGACCGATGATATCCATACGTTCTTCGTCTGGCCAATCTTCACCAGTCTCATGGTCATGTCGTTTGTTACGACTATGATATTCTTTACAAACATCCTCAAAATCAAAGATACACTTCTGGAACTTTATTTGGTACATTTCTTTCATACCCAACAACAAGTTACATATTTTGTCTCGATGCTTTGCGTCCATATCTTTGAAGAACGGGTCATCACCAAAATAATAATACAAGTCATCTAAATCATCAACTACATTCCAGCAGTTCATGATACGTTGTTCTAAATCAAAAATCTTATCGCTCATTCTTCATCCTCACATATAATTACATCGTACTTTTCAACATCGTCTGCCGCAATACGCAACCACTTTGCTAGGTCTTGTGGAGTATAACCAATGAATTGTGTGTTTTCTGTGTGAGGCATTTCACCGTACTCTTCCTGTAAATCAGGATATGCTTCAACAACAGTGTATTCATACCCATCACCGAAATCTTCTTTAACTCGTTTTGCTTGATAACGCCAACCCATTATTAATGCTCCTCTAAAAACGCTTCAACTCTTTTTTGTACTTCTAAGTTAAACTCTTCAACATCACGTTCGTCAAACAGAGTTTTTTTCTGCTCTTGAATTTCAATATTCATTTCATTGCAATCATTAATGAAGCATTCATACTTACCGTCACGCCACATCTCCTCAACAACACATGCTTCACACGCATCATGTAGGTTATCAAACACACCCACAACATAGGTGTGATCTTCTCTATCACCCCAACGTAATGCTTCAACTACAAATACGTCTTGCATTACTTACTCCAACTAATATACGGTCTTGTTTTGATTGAACCGTTCCAGTTAACTTCACATCCACACTCTTCAATGATAGGAATGACTTCTTTGAGTGTCTTAACTCTACCAAAACAGAAGCAAGAACCATCTGCTTGTTCAGGAGTCATATACTGTTCTTCATAATTTTCATCTTCGTAGTACTCGTCACACAAGTCTTCGTATGTTTCTTCGTCGATTTTACCGGCCTCAAGTTTACGGTCAAGTTCTAAGATATATTCATCTTCAAGTTCAACGTCTTGGATGATGTTAAACAAACACTTTTTAATATCTACCTCTTTACCAGCATGTGGATGGTCATCTGGAAACTCATATGGAGTATTACACCACGCTTCATCTTGAAAGTAACCCTCTGCCCATCCGACATACCAACCTTGATGTTCAAGTGCAACTTTCATTTTCTGAAAACCATTCATATCAAATTCACCTGTATAAGAACCACACATATTACCACCCCGAGTTAGAAAAAGATTTCATTTCACGTACAATCTTTGGATCATCAAGAACGTACAATAGATTCATGTCATCTACATCAAGTAGTTTCATTGTACGACCATCACGTGTGCGATATGTTCTGAATTGTCTATTCTCTTTAGAACACTCCCACACCTTGATACTATCGTCATCTCTGGATGGAGATTCAACAAAGTAAAGTAAATCCGCATTGAGACATTTTCTTACTTGATTCTCTTTCACTGTAAATGCATTTTGAGTAAAGAAACGCATTTGAGTCTTGACTTCGGCAGTTCTACCATTAATCTTCAAGTCCTTTTCGCTATCATACATAGACAATGAATCTTCTACTAGCAATCCGTTTTGTTGTGCATAGTGCTTAACAATCTTCTCGCCCAGTTGACCCATCATCAACATTTTTTCTTTACTCTTTTGCATATTATAGTACCTTCTTAATCAATTTCAAATTATACTCGTTGTTACCTTTCGGCATCTCAAACCCATCAACAAACTCAAGTTTAGTTTTCTTGAACCTGTCGTAGTTTACGTGATGATGATATCGACCATAACGTTTCACTACACGAACAACATCTGGATGTAGATTGAACAACACAAGTGTTTTATCTTTGGTTGTATCTTCGTAATCCATACTATCTGCATTATAGACTTCTTCGGTATTACCACCACCGACTGTCTGTGTTGCGCACTTACCTTGTAGAAATGAATTGAACAAGATTGTACAATCATCATCTTTGAGCACACGAAGTGACAAGTCGATATCTTCATTGTACTTGGAACGCCAACGAATGTCAAGAGAATTATCAATTAAGATACAACTCATGATATGGGTGTTCTTTACAAACGGCGGATACTTCTGGTCAGATGCGCAGAAGAAACGATATCGAGGACCTGCAAGACGAACATTCTTGTATCTGTCAACAAAGTCTTCCATAGCACGAAAGAATGCAGGAGTCTTTACACGATAACGTGTGTTCATATGCAAACGGTAGAAGTCTTGAATGTTATCATCAAGAATCCAATGGCGTTTATGACCATTCTCTATAGAGTGCTCCCAACACGCATTACGCGAAGGACCAGAACCCATGCCATGGTCTGAGAATGGCAGTTCAAGAAGAGATGCAGTAGTGATACCAAACGTTTTAAATGCTTCACGATACGGTTCAACGTCTTTTGGTTCTACTGCAATAGTATGTTGTACACCCATCTCATTCAAAGAACGAGACGTGTACATAGAGTCTGCACGACCCTTAGATATTATATAAACTGGATACTTATTCTGAATCATCTTCTACCCATGCGAATAAAGAGTTTGCTTCACGTTCAAATGCAGGATACCAAATAGTCTTGGTCTTCTCTGTCATCGGTTGTTCCATCAATTGACGAAACTGTTCAAAGTCTTGCTTAGTCTGAAAACACACATTAATCTTTTTGTATGGTTTCTTATTCTCTTGAACGAATGCTGGCATACCCTTATAGTGGTCTTCAGGTCGTTCAGATATATTATCATCACCGTCAAGAAAACCATCAAGACTGCCCGCGAGGGCGTCTTCAGATGGATTCTGTAACAGGTCTGTACAGTCTTCAAAGTTTACTTTATTTGTCATTGCATTTCCTCAAAAGGGTTTAAATCACCATAGTTAGGTCTATCTAGGGTAGTTATAAAATGAGATTCTAGTGTATTATCACTTGCTGTACGATTTATAACCCATCGTTCTTCACTGTGACAATAACAGTTTTTCTTGTAGTTAATCTTGCCATTTTTACCTACAGAACTTTGCATTGCTAGTCTATCACAACCGGGAACAACACACTTAGGTCTCATAGGATCTTTTTCTAATCGATTACTTTCTTTGAAATTAAGATATACCTCTTCGCATAAATGTCGATATATTCTACCGTTTGCTTTTACATCATGATAGTCTGCGACATATTCTTCACCCTTTACAGAACAAGTTGGTGGTACGTAATTATAATTCATATTATGCTCCTGCAAATTCTAATGCTTTAGATACTGCGACTTGCTTACGAGTCTGGTTAGAACCAAACCATGCAGAAGTCATACGTGTATCTGCCGAACGACCCATCTCATGGTCAGTCAAGTAGGTTACACTGTTGAGTGCTTGCCACCATGAACCACGTGCGAACTCTGCGCCAGGTTGAGTCTCTAATACATCATACGCTTTCTTAGCATTGGTTGTCAAGTCATTGTATGATTTTACTTGAACTTTATTCTTACCCTGATATGTACGAGGAAAGACTTCGTTGTAGTACTGAATCAATGAATCGGCACTGAAGTGTTTGTTAGCAAGGAACTGTGAAAGTTCTTTGTACTCATCAAACTTCTCGTGTGCCAGACCCATAGTGATTTTCACTTGTTCTGCATCAAACGCACGACGGTGATTCACTTTCACACTGTTCACTGCTTTGGTCTTGAGTGCCATTGCAAGTGTATTCATACATGTAACACGAATAGGAGTGAATCGAACATCGATAGACTTACCGTACTCATGCGGATTAGAGAACAACAAGTAAGAGTCTACTTGGTCACCTTTCAACACATCGAACGATTCGTTGATTTTCGCAAGTGCATAGACCATCTTACCTTCTTTGAGTGAACCTGCTGATTCCATTTGCATACCACCTTCAAGGCAGTATTCATTGAAGAATTCAAATGCAGTCTCATTCTGACATGGTTCCCACTTACCGCCAACTTGAGTTAGTACCTTAGAATCAGACGAACGAACCAGTGCTTCCATACCTGTCGGTACTTCAATGTCATTGTACTTAGCATATGTAGGGACTTTCTCTACGGTCCAATCTAGACCTGCTTTCTCCATCATTTGACGTGGAGTTAAGTCATTCGATACTTTGGTACCGATTCCCCAAGGACAACCACCTGCAACTGCTTGTGTTTCAATCTGTAAAATATTATTCATAATGTAATCTCTCTCTCTTCAATTAGTCAACGTTACCTATACATATTATCAAAATAAGAACCACTTGTCAACACTTTTTTTCAAAATAATTATGCTACCTTTTTTTCGAACACATTTCTTTTGTAGTCCCATAGGTTCATGGTACCCATATCCCAGTTGTAGCATTTGCGAATCATTGCAAAATTACTATACACCATTTTACCACCATGTGCTTTTGCTGTAATGTGACCTGCGTGTGCTTCATCCCAAGATAATGGTTCGCCATCAATCGCACAAACATTTTTCTGTTCTGCTAACTTTTCGCGTTTCATTTGTTCTGGAAAATCACGATAGTCCATAGAAATTGTACAATCGTCCAACTTCATAAGTTTAACCAATGCGTCGATACCATGTCTAATCATTGACTCTCGCTTGTACTCATTCAATGTATCCATAACATGACCCGCATACGTTTTTTTAGAATCGTATTCAGATGGTGCGCTGTACTTTTTAGGCAACTCGGCATACTTTCGATTAATATATTCATATGCGCCTTGAACTTGTTCTTGAAATTCTGCCACGTTCACGATTTTTAAGTTATTCTCTAAAGTATAAAAATACATTCTTGAGTAAAGGTTGAACTCTTTTTTAGATAGTTTTTTCTTAGAACAAGTTCTCATTTCATTAACAATACTCAGGTGTTTCCAAACTTTTTCTTTCAACTTTTTCATAATCTTTTCGTCTGGATTACTAGCATACATGTCCCACAAGTCATCTTCTGAAACTTTAACTAAGAACTGATTTTTATCAGAAAATTTCATATGTTCTTTGTAGTATGCACAATAAATACGAGCAACCATTTCATCGACAACCAAACGTTTGTTGCTGAAAGAAAGATATCTGTACTGACCTTTATCGGTCATTTCAAACAATTCGTGGTAGTTATTGTTAATATATTTTACAGTACGAACAGTCTCACGAATAGTTTTAGCAACAGGTATTTCATTGAAAGCATTTATGTTTTCTTGGTGTACAGTAGAACTACTTTTGTTTGCGTTATGGAATACATAACCAATCTCTGTAGGAGACAAATCTTCATATTCGCATACAAGAAGTTCATAATCTAAGAATCGGTCTTTTTCTTCTTGCGTCAATCCTGCGTAATAACGACCATCTGGTAATGGAAACTCACCGTCGTAAAATGCTTTGAAGTAACGCTTACGGTGACCACCATCAATTGATTCCCACACAAACTTCGCAAAAGGACAAGTAGGTAAACGATTTAGGATTATAGATCCTAGTTCTACTCCGAATAGAACTGACATAATGATGCCTTGCGCTTTTGTCCAACCATTAGGTTCTACGTCCAAACGCTGTCCTGTAGGTTGCGTGTTAGTCGCAGGAATAATTTCTTGTAATAAAACTCTAACTGTATAGATTTTTTTTGTAGGGGTTAAATGATTTAAAATTTTCATAATGTATACTCTCTCTCAAAAATTAACTTACTTAACTATATTATCAAAACAAGAATAACTTGTCAACACTTTTTTTCATTATATTTCTTCAAAACCAAAATCGTCTTCGAGTATCGCACG